TGAACTGCTCTAATCGGGTTCTCTATTGCTGGTTGAATTCTTGCTTCTGCTGCAATATGAAATACATAATCTACACCGTCATATAATGGACGTGTATTCTCATAGTCACAGATATCAAACTTATGATTCTCTGTTTTGTCATTCCAGTAGAACTGATCGTGAGCATCTGAATACTCATTATCAATTACAACTACTTCGTGTCCTTCTGCAACTAATTTATCTACGAGGTTTGATCCTATGAATCCTGCTCCTCCAGTTACTAATGATTTTGTCATAATGCCATCCTGCTAAATCCTTTAATTTTTTCAAATCGAATAACGTTTGAGAATTTATCTTGTAAACCCTCCTTATGAGAGATCACAAAAATATTTGCCTTCTCTACCACAAATCGAATTATCCGAAGAAATTCGTCTGTACCAAACCCATCAAGAGATGAATCAAATGTCTCATCAAAAATGATAAGATTACAATTTAATGAGTTTTTTATTTTAGCAACTTCTCGCCATGTGAACAAGAGTGCCAAGTCAATCCTCATCTTCTCACCCTCACTAAAAGAAGAGTATGAGAAGTCCTCATGTATAGGAGATTTGATAGACTCATTAAACTCCTCATCTAATGAGAAGTTAATATAAAAGTCCATCATCTGAAGATAACGATTTACCTGCTGATTAATCAGAGGTAGATACTTCCTGATGATTTTGGTCTTTACACCACCATCCTTCAGGAGATCAAATACAAAGTTGTATCTTATTATATCATCTTTTTTAGAATCCGCATCTGTGCTGGCAATCTCGAATTGATTTTTAAAGTCAGTTAACTTTTCATGTTCAGTATTTCTGCCTTCAAGTTTAGTGGTAAGAGTTTGAATTTCCTGCTCCAAACCTCTGATCTGTCTTTGGTAACCAGAGATTTTTGTATTAACTTGAGAAATGCCATGCGTTAGACTTGTTACCTCGTCGGATATTTTGATAAAGGTGGACTCCCTCAACTCTTCGTCTTTAATTGCCTCTTCGAGTTCTTTATACCCAGATTGCAACTCTTTTGCTTTATTTTGAGAGTCCGTAATTTTATTTATCCTGAACTCCTCCTCAATGGATTGAGTGCATGTAGGACAAACCGTATTCTCTGTGAAGAACTTATGCTCTTTAGTAATGGTCGATACCTTTTGGGTAATTTTACCTTTAAGGTTTCCTAACTTACGAAGTTTTTCTCTAGATCCACCATAATTTTCCAACTCTTTATTCTTAGATTCTAAAGAATTTTCAAGTTCCTTTTGTTCTACTAATAAATTTTCTTGATCTTTAACATACCCTTTAATAGACTTCTTCTTATCGCTAATATCCTTCTTACCCAATGCCTCAATCTCATCTATAAAAGTTTGTTGCATCTCATACTTCTCTTCCAAAGTCAGTAATTTATATTCTAACTGTCTAACCTCATCCTTAAGTAACTTAATCCTATCCTTAACAACTGAATTCATCTGAGAGAATATTTTAATATCTAATATATCCTCAATAACTTCTCTCCTATTAGAAGCACTTAATTGCATAAACGGAACAAAATTACTGCTACCAAGAATAACAATCTGAGTGAATGACTTATAATTCATCTTAAGAACTACAGTTTCTAACCAAGTCTGCTGTGCATTAGCATGGGCATCCTGATTTAAAATCTCATCATTCTTAAATATATTAAATTTATTTGGTTTAATACATCTAACAATCTTCCACTTAACCGTACCAATCTCAAACTCAATCTCAACTTCAGTTCCTTTTTCATTAACACTATTAACTAATTGACTCTTACTTATACCTCTATAAGATTTGCCAAATAAAGAAAATGTTAATGCATCAAGTATAGTACTTTTACCAGCACCATTATTACCAACAACTAAAGTATTAAATGAGTTCTTATCAAATACAATCTCAGTAAATTGATTACCAGTACTCAGTAAATTTTTATATCGAAGTTTTTTAAAGGTTATCATTCTCAGGTGGTATCACAAGATCATTACCAGTAATTACTGCATACTCATATCCATGCAACTGGCAGGTTTTAACAATTAAATTGTCATCAACTTCTATAACATTTAAATCGGGATGATTCTCCCTCTCTTCTAACATCATAGCAAACCGATCACAATCATCCTCCTCTTCAAAAAGATAGAGAACTTGTCGTCCTTCTTCATTTGTAACGGAGTACGCTCCTTGGTCTTCACGACCCTCCAAGGTAAGTATGTACATTAAACTAATTCACATGCCTCCCTATAGACTTCTTCTATAAGACTCTGAATTTGAGACTTGTTTAAAGTCGTTTCAGTTTCTTCTACATACCTGTTTAATAAAGATATCGTATCTTCCGATTCAATATCAGTATCGTCAACCTGATCATTTACATCATTGAAGTTCTCTACAATCCTTAATTCTGCAACATTAGCAGCATAAATCTTATCTACAAACTTCTCAAACTTCTTAGGATAGGTCTTCTTCTTTACAAACAATTTTACTATCTTATCTTGATATTGTCTAGCATCAAATGTTTGTGCGTTGTCATCCTCATAATAAACATTATAAAAGATCCTATATGGATTACGAATCTCCTCAGTCTCTAAAGTCTCTGTATCAAATATATGGAATCCTCTAGGATCTCCAGTATCATTAGCAAACATCTCATAAGGATTACCTAAGTAATATACTTTTCCATTATTAGATCTAGTATGATAGTGACCAGTAAATACCTTTGCAAACTTATCATATACATCAACCTCATATCCATTCATCATAACATGTCCACGAGTAGCAGTGAACCCATTCAATTCTAAATGACCAAATCCAACTTTTGCTTTAGATGCTTTAATCCTTTTAAAAGTCTCTTCTTCATTCTCTTTACATATCCAAGGAATCAATAAAGTCTTTAACTTATCAAACTTGACTTCTGTAGTCTCAGAATAACAAGTTATATTAGGATACTCTCTAAGTAATAAATCTATAGCATTAACATCATTAGTATTCTTATAGTATGCTGTATGGTTACCAACAATGGTATGAATAGTATAGTTTGTTAATCTATCATAGTAATTATCCTTTGCCCATTTTAAAGCAGCAAAATCTATACCCTTCCTATTATCAAAGGTATCACCCATATCAATAATAGTATCAATACCTCTCTTCTCTATCTCTGGGAAGAATATATCGTTATAAAATTTTAGAAAATAATCGTGGAACAATTTGGAATTCTTACGAGCACCAAAATGTTGATCCGTTATTACTGCTACCTTCATTGATACCTAGTCTTAGAATGAATAGAATCTTTTATACTGTTATAGTCTGAGAAGTTATCACCACCTGTAAGACTATCATCATAAAAGACTTCATCATATCCAGTCTTCTCTAGGATCTTATTTTTAATTTCTAACTGCTTCTTCTCTTTCTGTATCCTACGTAAGAACGCATAATGAATAATCTGAGTAAAATAAGCAAACGGGTTCTGAGACTTCTCAGGGTTAAAGTTATGGATGTATTGTACACAATTTTCTATTCCATCAGAAATCATATCATCTTTAAAGATGTAATTAACAAAATTTGGTTTAAATGATAAATGAGTTGCTATCTTTAAAAAACATTCACCAAGATAATTAGTAATCCTAGGTTTAGGTTTTTCTAACAACTCAGCATCTGCAACCTCACTTTTATAAGCAATTAAAGCAGCAAGAAATTCCTTGTTATTAACATAATGGATAGATCTTTTTCTTTTTGTTACACCAGCCATATTGGTATTCCTTGTGTTGAAGTTATTATAACATCTCTGAGTTGTAAGGACAACTTGACACGGTAGGCGTATATGGGTACAATGTACCTGTCAAGGTTCAAAGGGATTCCTTTAGTCCTTCTCAAAGAGCTTCTCTAAGATCTCTTTAGTATCAGCGACGTTACCTGTATATCCCATCTTACGATTAATCTTTTTTCTAATACCTGTAGGGTCTTTTTGTACTTCAGCAGACTCTCTTACCCATGCTTGATACATCATAATCATTTCAATATCCTTAGATTCGCTTACAGTAATAACATTATCCATATCAATAACAAACATATCTTCTTTCGTAGTTTTTAACCAAGGTTCCAATTTATAACCACTTAATCCTCTAGGTCCATTAATTTGTTCTAGAGTAATAGGATTTGTTAAAAGCAATATAGTTTTATTTTCCTCATAGCACGGTGCAACTTTAGTGAATATCTCTTCACCGCTTTTGAGTTTAATTGTTGCGTAAAAATCGTCTTCCATATATTGTCCTATTTTAAGTTTACGGTTACGATGTCATAATTAAATTTCTCTTCGTTGTAGATTTTTATTCTTTCGATAAGATGATTTAATGTGTAGTTCTTCTTCGATCCATAAGAACAATCATCTGATATATCATATAGCATCGCTTTAGTTTTATTGTTACCCTTTCTAAGAACTCTACCAATTGATTGGAGATTTCGTATTCTAGACTTAGATGGAGACGCAAAAACTACATTGTGAAGGTTTCTAATATTTATACCCGTGGAAAACACACCATATGATGCTACGATTACAGAATTCTCCTCAGTATCTACAATAGATCTTACTTCTTCCCTCTCTTGAGTATCCACTCCACCATGAACAAAGAACACCTTCCTACCTGGAACGGTATTATTATTGATCAATTCATATAAAGGTAATCCATGAGACTCAACTCTTTGGAATAACACCAGAGTATTACCCTTTAAGTCTATGACTAAGTTTTTAATAAAGTTATTTCTTTGTTCATGATTAATAAGATATTGAACTTCATCTTCAAATACTTCAAATTTTTTTGGAGGATGTTTTAATACAATACATTGAATATCAAGTTTAGCAAGATAACCACTCTCCATTAATTCCGAGGTTCTAGTTACCTTATAGGATGGACCAAACACTCCTTCTAAGACCCACTTATGGGTCTGTGTGCCGTCTAAAGTACCAGTGAATCCAAATCTATACTTGGCATGTTCAAGTTTTGACATTATAGATATTAAAGACTTACTCTTAAAAAGATGTGCTTCATCACCAATGATGACATCATAATCTGTAAAGAATGATCTCTCTAGTTTATAGACAGATTGCCAAGTAGTAATAGTTACAGGGAACTCATTAGTCTTCTCTCTACCCGAATATATACGGTGACAATATGAATCAGGATGCCAACCATAGTCTTCAAAATCCTTATACATCTGCTCTACGAGAGATGTCGTTGGAACAACTAGCAATATTTTTTGGTTCTTACTTACAAAATACCTTACGATTGCGTAAATCATCAAAGATTTGCCAGAGGCAGTGGGTGATATCAATAGCCTTCTATTCCGCTTTAGAGCATCATATACTCCCTCCAATTGATAATCCCTTATTTTAAAGTTAGTAATAGATGCTAGATAATCCTTTACTCCTTCTCTAGAAATATTCTCATTTATCTCAAAAGGTGATCCGTAATATTTGTTATCTTGAAATTTAAACTTATATTCCCTATTAGTACAGAAAGATACTAAACGATCCAAGAGACCAACATAAAGTCTCTTAGACCGTAAATCATATAAATGTATTTCTCCATTCCAATTCCTACCACGATATTGTGGCATAAACTTTGCGTTTGGAACTTCAAATGTAAAATGATCTCTTAATTCATAATCAATATGGGGTTCAGCCTCAATCTTGAGATGTACCTCATTTAACTTATGAATAACTACATCAACCATAACCTGCTTGGAATTTCATAAATTCAACAGCATTCTTAATTTGGTATGTTCTGTTTTGAATAACCCTAAGTATACTATCCAGATAATTTAAAATAGTATCATAATAATCTATCTTTAAACTAACTGAAGATAAACTCTCGTCTGCGTCTAGGTATTTTTGAAGTGTGTCTTTGTCTCTAATTTTTTTAGGGAAGGGATTCTCTGTGTAAATCTCAGGATCTGCTTTTCCCGTAAAGTATTCATACCGCTCATGACGAGTGTTCTTACGCTGTTGCTCTGCTTTTTTCTTTAAAAGAACTATGTTATTATAGATCTCATAGTATTTAGCATGTAATTTAGGGATATTTATAGACTCTATATGTAAATTGTCAAGGTCAATGTTGGAGTCTTTCTCCCACATTTTCTGTATCATATCAAGGTCAAGCGTCATCCATCAAATCCTCCATCCTGTATCCACTTCTTTATCCACCTTGGTGCGTAGAATATTGCAAAAGAACCACCCCAAAAAGTTGCTAACACTGCTATGTGAAACAACCTATTAGGGTTTAATAATAATCCTAGACCTACAAGGATCATCCAAGTATAATCTAAAGTACCGTGAAATCTATACCAAGCATTATCACCATACCGTTTAATAAATTTATCTCTTTGTCTTGCGAACCACGGTGATACGTGTCGCATCATAACGAATCCTTCATTGAAGAACATGACAAAGAATCCAATCCAAAATATCATAAAGTTTTTCCCTCTGGACTTTGTATCTTATAGAAAGTATACTTGAAGACTGCCTCTGCTGTAAAGTACTCTACGTCTGGATTAGTAGCATCAAATGATAGATCTGACAATGCTACTGGGAACATATCATTAAATTGAACTTGGAATTGTACTCTTTGATTACTATTCAATGCCTGTAAGGTTCCATCAGAATAAATGTCCATCGACTTTGCTTGAGGTTCATTCTGCTTATTAGTTCTTTCAAGTCTAGCAACTTCATTTAATGATTCTGGATAACCTAAACCACGCATCCAGTTTTGTATCTGCATATAATTTTCTAAATCCTCATCAACTATAAACCTTAGAATAAAATCATCAAAGAACATCTTATCGCCAGGAACATCAATATCCTTTAA